TCAAAAGAAGTATTAATTACATTAAATTTCATAAAATGATCTTAGAAAAACAAACAGAAGCCACCATTTTAGAAGTGGGAGATACATCAGAATCAATTGCTATGTCATTAGACTTAGATTCTGCTCAAATATTGATGCAGATGTTAAGTAAGAATCTATATTCAGATTCAATAGGCTCCACTATCAGAGAATGTGCATCTAATGCACTTGATAGTCATAGAAGAGCTGGTGTAAATGATCCAATTATTGTAAGCTTTAAAGCAAATAAAGAAAATAACTATGAGTTTTCTGTAGAAGATTTTGGTACAGGGTTAGATGCTGATGATGTAAGAAACATCATTAGTAAATATGGTAAGAGTACAAAGCGTAATTCAACTAACGAATTAGGTATGATGGGCCTTGGTTTTAAGGCTCCTCTTGCTTATAGCTCTTCGTTCTATTTTGTATGTCGTAAAGATGGAATGGAGAGAAAATATATGATGTATGAAGGAGAAGATACAAACACAATTGATCTTTTGTATGAAAAAGAAACAGAAGAGAGAAATGGTGTTAAAGTGATTGTTCCTGTTAATTATTATGATAGAAGAGAGTTTTACAATAAAATTAGTGAACAGCTTGCTTATTTTGAGAGTGTATATTTTGATGTTCCTGGAGAGATAGATAATGATTTCCAGATAATTAGGAGTGAGCATTTTCAATTCTCCACTCTTTCTTCAGATAGTAAGATGCACATATGTTTGGACAATGTATATTATCCTTTAGAAAGTGATAAGTTGGGAATAGACAAGGTTATATATTTTCCTGTAGGACTAAGATTTAGTCTTATGGATGGTATATTTCCTACACCAAACAGAGAATCAATTCGTTACACCAAAGAAGCTAAGGATATTATTATCAAGAAGATAACTATGGTGGCAGATTACATGGTTAATATGTATAATGAATCTATTATTGAGACAGACAACATAATAGAAATTATGAACTATTATTCTGAAAGCAGTAGAAATCTTAAGTTTGCTAGTGGTAAATATGACATCTCTGATCTTTCTAAACATGCCTCTGTTAAAATTGCTGAACCAAAGCTAAAAGGAATTAATATTCTAAATCTTAGATTGCTTCACAAAAACAACGATTTCATTTTTAATGAATATCAAGTGAAATATAGAATTGATAATGGTAAGTTTAGAGAGTGCAAGAATAGTTGGAACCAAAATCTTAGACTTCGTGATATGACTAATGATAGACATTTTCTACTTGAAGATAAGTTATCTGGTAAGAAGAAAGAATATCTAAAAGAAACAATTGGTAAAAATACTGGATGGAAAAATGATAAGTTTTTAATCAAGAAAGTTAAAAAGTTTAGTCTTGGTAAAGTGAATGCTTCTACAAACTATGATACATATATGGATATTCTTAATTTGAGAAATATTCAAAGACATCTTTGGAGAGCTGCAATTAAAGAGTTTCAAGGTATTGTGTCTATGTATATAGATTGTATTACAAAGATTGATGATATAGAAATTCCTCAGGATTGGATTGACAGCAAGAAGAAAACAAAAATCATGATTTCTGGAGGAACAATTTCTGGACCAAGAAGAATTAAACTAGCAGGAGAGATTGTTGGTAAAGAGGGCAAATCATTAGAGAGATATGTTGATGGTAGAAACTGTAAATGGGTGAGTACAACCTATAAACTAGAGGAAATACATCAAATGAAACACCTTGTTATATATGGTGGAGATGCTGATGTAGCTACAATGGACAAATTGTTTAATATTGTTGAAGGCAACAAAATGAAAACAAACATTAAATTTATTCAATTCTCAGAAAGAGAACTAAAGAATATAGAAAAAATAGACATTCACAACTGGATAAAACTTGAAACATTTATGGAAGGTAAAAATAAACCATTTAAAAGACTAGTCACTGCATATCTTATTCATTTACTAATGAAGAAAAATGATGATGTGTTTGAAAGAAGAGATAGATTTAAACACATTTCTAATGATCTTTATATAAAACTTAATATGTTGGAAGAGTATAAGAATAAACATTATTGTAATGCAAATGAAAACATATATAATGCAATGCTAGAAATAGCTAATGATAACAATTTGTTTGATGGAGAAATGTATCCCATATATAAAGAAGTTAAAACTATTGTAGAGAAACTTACATTCTTACAACCAATATGTGATAAACTTTCTTATTATGGTAATGACAAAGATCCACTTGTAGATGCTATTGCAGACTTGTTCAAATATTATAAAACAAGAATAGATTGGAAAAATTACAAGATTAAAATTAATCAAGACGAGATTGTTGAAACAGTAATTGAAAATTAAAAAACAAAAAACATCAGAGACAATAGGTTCTCTGATGTTTTAAATTAATCAAAATGAAAGATAAATATGTAAAATTAAAAGACACAATGTATGATATGTTTCTAGATGGAAATTTTATATTTTTAGAACTAGATGATTATCAAGTTATGTGGGAGGCATTAATGCTTAAATGGGAAATAGAAAAACCAGAAAATTGGGAAGAGTTCTTAGATGAGATAAATTGTCTAGCATCAAATAAATATGAATGGTTTACAGAAACTTTTATTAAATATTTTAACAATTAAAAACAAAACAAAATGAGCATTAGCCTAAAATGGTTTAAAGAAGCTATTAAAAATAGCATTGAAAAAGTAGTAGAAAAAAATGTAACAAAAGCTTTTAAAGAGCTTGAGAATGAAGAAAAAGAGAATGATTTAGACAACTCTTGTGAAAACAGTAAACCCTATTTAAACATTAAACTAGTTAATAATGTATTAACTATTGTATTAAATGATGGTAATATTATCACAAAACCAAATGCTAATGAAAAAGACTTTCAAGATGCAAGAAATTCATCTTGTGAAAGTCAATTATTTAACATTATTGCATCAGAAGAAGTAAAAGAAGAAAGACTTATTAGAGAAAAAGAAATACTTAAAGCTAAAGCAATAAGAAAAGGTATTGAATTATTAAAGCAGTTTTCTGATTTCACAGTTGTGGAAAATTCTGTATATTTAAAAGGAATACATAGAACACTTCCACAACTATTAATTGAAAAATTCTTAGAAATAATATCTACATATGAAGACTATTCTATTCAACAAGCAGAATCTTTATTAGAAAAAAATGAAGAATATCAATCATTAAGACGCTTCTTTATGTGGTGTTGTTTAAATCCTAGAGCTGAAGTTGCTAATGAATTATATAGATTCTTAACAGATAATTCATTTAGAATTACTAAACAAGGATTCTTTGTAGCTCTTAGAAACGTTGTAACGCTTCATGGATCTCCAGAATTAGTTCATTTTATAAGTAATGCATATAATAAGGTGAAAGCTGTATGGAAGAAAAATCCAAATGAATATACAGTGTTCTTAGAGAATGGTGAATACAAACTTGTTCATGATGACAAATTGTTTAAAACCATACTTGTTGAGGATACAACATGTTCAGATTGTGAAGGAGAAGGTGTAACTTATAATGATGATTATGAAGATTTTGATTGTGAAACATGTAATGGAACAGGAGAAGTTGAGGAATATGATTATGAACAAACAGTTTCTGTAGATCATGGTCAGAATATTGGTGGGTTAACAGAATTGTATTTAGATCTTCCTAATAGAGAAGAGAATAGATTTACAGATGATTGGACTAAAACATTTGATATTCGTATTGGTCAAGTGGTTAATATGCCTATGACAGATTGTAACTGGAGTACACAAGATTGTGCTGCTGCAGGATTACACTTCACAGCAGATCAAATTCATTATGTAGGATGTGGTGATCAATCTGTTCTTGTTCTTATTAATCCAATGAAAGTGGTGGGTATTGGTACAGCAAAAGGTAGATGTTATGAATATCTTCCATTTATGACTGTTCCTAGAGAAGAAGCAACCACTATATTACATGATGGTGATTTTGATACATTGTTTATTGATGAGAAATATGCAATTGATGAATTAGATGATTTAATTAACAAGGTTAAAGAAGGTTTTACTTCTGAGACTAAGAAACATAGTTTTAATCTTCCTAATATATCTATAGAAGAAATTAATAATATTATTCTTTCTCTTGATGATATGAAAAAGAAAATTTTGAATAGAGTGGCTATCCTTTAATATTTTTGGAATGTGTCACATTTTTTTATAACTTTGTGACACATTCCAATTTATTATGATAAAGAAAAAAGCAATAAAAAAACCTAAAAAGGTTGCAACATTAAAGACTAGAAATGCTGGTACATTAACAGAATCAGCCTTCTGGAGCTTTATTAGAAGTGGGCTTAGACAGAAATCAAGATTTTGGAAACCCATTACACAATGTAAAATGAAATCTCGTAGAGCCTATAAAGGCCCTCTTAAGAGACAAAAGTTTGAATATCAGTGTAAAGAGTGTTTAAATTGGTTTCCTGACAAGAAAATTAATGTTGATCATATATCACCTGCAGGATCTTTAAGGTGTGCTAATGACCTCCCAGGCTTTGTAGAGAGGCTATTCTGTGAGGTGGATAATCTACAGTGTTTATGTAGTGACTGCCACAATAAAAAAACACAGGATGAAAAGTCTAAAAGATAATTTTAAACAATTAAAAATTAAATAGTTATGGGAAGATATTATACAGGAGATATTGAAGGTAAATTTTGGTTTGGCATTCAATCAAGTAATGCAGCAGATAGATTTGGTGTATCAGGAAATGAACCAAGTTACATTCAATATAATTTTCAAGAAGAAGATTTACAAGGTGTTGAAGAAGAAATAAAGAATATTGAAGAATCTTTAGGTGAAAAGAAACAAATTATAGATAAATTCTTTGAAGATAACAATGGTTTTAATGATGAGATGTTAGAAGAGGTAGGAATTTCTAATGATGAGCTTAGTGATTATGCAGATCTTGAACTAGGAGTTAAAATCAGAGATCAAATCAAAAACTTTGGTTCTTGTTCTTTTGATGCAGAATTATAAACAGTTAAAATTTAAAACATGGAAGATAAACAGTTAAAAGTCTCTATCAATAGAGAACCTTCATTTACAGAAATATGGCACGATTTTTGAAGAGATATGGTATATGAAATCAGGAATATACACCATAGAAAATTTGGTTACAAAAAAGCTTTATATAGGATATACAGAAAATTTTAAAGAGAGATTTTATAACCATATCAGAACTTTGAACAGAGGAGTTCATGCAAACGAACATTTACAAAAAGCATGGAACAAATATGGACAAGAGAACTTTTCTTTTGAAATACTTATTACTTGTTCTTTAGAATTTTTAGAATCTGAAGAACATTATTGGTGTACAATTCTTAATGTACATGATCCTAAATATGGATATAACATTAAGGCAACTCATCCTGAAAAAGGAAAAATGACCAATAGTGATAAACTAAGGATTAGTAATAAATTAAAAAGTATGGCAATTAGACCTATTGTAATGTTAGATTTAAATGGAAACTATTTAAATGAATTTTCTCTTGTATCAGATGCTGCTCAGTATATAAATACTTCTCCAAGTTGCATTCATAGAGTTTTAATAGGTAAACGAGATAAATTTAAAGATTATTTGTTTGTTTATAA